CAGGATTAACTGCAACCGTTGGCACCGTGAATACTGGCGGCGGTGGCGGTAGCGCAGGTCTTAGCGGTGGCAACGGAAAAGCTGGCGGCTCCGGCATCGTAATCATATCCTTCACCGCGCCTAGCAAAATTGCCGTATTCAACATGTCCGGTATCTGGACTGCTCCTGCTGGCGTGACAAGTGTGAATTACCTTGTTGTCGCGGGTGGTGGGGGTGGTGGTGGCAATACGGCAGGCGGCGGTGGTGGTGCGGGGGCTTACAGAACGGCAACAGGTTTTGCGGTAACGCCGGGGACCGCATACACAGTTACGGTCGGCGGGGGCGGGGGCGGGGGCGCTCTTAGCTCTCGTGGAACAAACGGCAGCGATTCCGTTTTTTCTTCTATTACCTCATCTGGTGGTGGCGGCGGCGGCAACGGCAATACACCATTAACTGGTTCGAATGGAGGCTCTGGCGGTGGCGGTGGCGGCGGCGGTTCTCCGACTGCCGGAGGCACAGGGACGACCGGGGGGAATAACGGTGGTACTGGCGAGCTATCCGGTTCGCGTGCTGGTGGCGGTGGTGGGGGCGCAAATGCTGTAGGTGGCAACGGTATCGGAGCAACAGCAGTTTGCGGTGCGGGTGGTGATGGATTGGCTTCTTCAATTTCTGGATCATCCGTTACTCGCGGCGGCGGTGGTGGAGGTGGTTCTAACGTCACCGCAACCGGAGGCGCTGGCGGTGCTGGTGGCGGCGGGCTTGGTGCTAAGCTTGCAGTATCATCCATAGCGGGGACGGCAAATACTGGCGGCGGTGGCGGGGCTGGCGCTGACGCTGTCAGCATATCTTCTTCCGGTGGTTCAGGCATAGTGGTTATAGCATGGTAAAAATCTACCAGCTATACGGCATTGATACTGCCATGCAACTGCTGCGGCCTAATGCAAGATACGAAATCAGCAACAACGTGATTACCAAGTGGGAAGATTACCGCGAGCAGCCTACTTGGGATGAGATACAGGAAACGATGGAAAAGATAAAAAAGTTTGAGGATTCCATTCCTACCGTCTGGTCTCCAGCACAAATTAAAGAATACACAGGGAGCAGCAATGGCGCACTTTGCAAAAATTGAAAACGGTCTGGTAACGCAAGTGATCGTCGTTGGTAACGCAGACACGGCAAACGCTGAAGGCGTTGAGCTTGAGCATATTGGCGCTGCGTTCTGTGAACGGCTAATCGGTGGTGATTGGAAACAGACCAGCTACAACGGCAAGATGCGTAAGAACTACGCCGGGATTGGCTACGCTTACGACGCAGGGCGTGACGCGTTTATCGCTCCGCAACCGTTTCCGTCTTGGGTTCTGAGTGAACAAACCTGCCAGTGGGAAGCGCCCGTGCCTATGCCGACTGATGGAAAGATGTATTCTTGGGACGAATCAACTTTAAATTGGATTGAGAGCGTTTAAACATGGCAACCATAGTAGACGGCACTGCTGGTGTTACATTCCCTGCGGGTGGGGTAGGCAACCCTGCGGGTGCTGTGGTTGGCACGACGGATACCCAGACGCTGACGAACAAGACGCTAACAAGCCCCACTATCACAAGCCCCACTATCACAAGCCCTACGATTACCGGCAGTTTAAACGCGCCCAATACCTTTGCATTTAAAAACCGCGCAATCAACGGCGACGTTCGCATTGACCAGACGAACGCTGGGGCGGCGCTTACGATTAATGCTGCATCTGTGTTCTACAGCGCCGACATGTTTACTGCGTATGGCGCTGCGGCGGCTGGTGTGTTTACAGTTCAACAGCTTGCAGCCACCCCGCCGACGGGTTTTAAGAATTATCTTAGATATACCGTGACAACCGCCGATGCAGCACCGGCTGCTGGTTCTATTTACGTTACCAACAACAGAATAGAGGGTCTTAACGTCATTGACTTTAGCCTTGGAACTGCAAACGCAATTGCGTTTACTGTTTCGTTTTGGGTGCGCTCTTCGCTCACTGGTGCGTTTAGTGGGGCAGTCAATAACGGTACGTTTGATCGTTCTTACCCGTTCAGTTTCACAATTAACGCGGCTAATACGTGGGAGCAAAAAACCGTTACGTTGACTGGCGATTTGAGTGGAACATGGTCTATTGCCAATACACTTGGCCTCGCCGTGACGGTTGATTTAGGAACCGGGGCAAATGCCCGGTCAACAGCTTTAACTTGGCAAGCGGGTCAATACCTTGGCGTTACTGGTGCAGTCCGTCTGATCTCCACGCTCAGCGCAACGATGGACATTACCGGTGTGCAGATTGAGACCGGTTCAGTTGCAACCTCGTGGGATTACCGCGATTACCAGAGTGAGTTTGCGCGGTGTCAGCGGTATCTTCCGGCAATTGTTTCTGGCAGCACGTTTGAGGTAATTGCATATGGAAACGCATTTTCTACAAACCAAGTTCAAGCGGCAGTCCAATTTAAAGTTCCGGCAAGAGTCACAGTCACCGGAATCACGGTATCTGCGGCGGCGGATTTGTCAACTAATGACGGTTCTGCAAATACGGTTTGCACAGCAGCAGTTTTTGGGTTTGCCGGAATTAGTAGTTGTGCAATAAATGTTACGGTAGCTGGAACACCTTTCACTGTAACCCGTGGTTTCAATGTTTATTTGAACACGGTTGGAAAATACATACTATTCACCGGAGCGCGGCTATGAATTGGAAATTTACTGACAAAGATAACCTTGTCGCTTGCCGCACTCTTGACAACGGTGGCATGGAGTCTTGCCTAGTTTCTGTCTTGCCAGAAGGAACGCTGATTGAAGCAGCAGACCCTGTGCCAGAACCGACCCCCGCACCTACGCTAGTCGAACAAATCCTTGCAAGCCCTGCTGACCTTGCAGCACTCAAACAAGCATTAGGACTCTAATATGGCCTCAACATACAGCAACCTTGGCATCGAACTGATCGGTGCTGGCGAACAGACGGGAACGTGGGGAACCACGACCAATACCAATCTGGGAACCCTGATAGATCAGGCAATCTCTGGGTATCAAACTGTTCCTTGCACGGGTGGAACAGACACCATAACTATCCCTAACGGCGCTTCTGGTGTGGCTAGGAATATGTTCTTGGAGTTGACCGGCACGGGCGGCGGTATCTTGGTTGTGCCTACCAATGAGAAGCTCTACTTCATATTTAACAATACCGCGTCCGCCATAACCGTCAGGGTAACCACAGGTGTATCAGTCCCCGCTGGTGCAAAGACCGTGCTGGTGTGTAATGGCACAGACATTGTTGTTGCTCAGAACTATCTTGCTTCGCTGACCCTTGGCGCTGCCCTGCCGGTTGCTTCCGGTGGCACGGGGTCTACATCTACTACTGCTTACGCAGTCTATGCAGGTAATAGTGCGGGCACTGGATTTACTCCTATTGCTCCCAGCACCTCTGGTAATTTGCTTACCTCTAACGGGACTAACTGGGCTTCTACTGCGCTAACAACTTTTACTGGCACTGTCGTAGCAGCCAGTGGCTCAACCATATCTGACGGCACTACAGCCTTTGCTATTGGCTATCTGGCTATCCCACAAAACATTCAATCCAGCAACTACACGCTTGTCCTGATTGACGGTGGCAAGCACATCTACAGCACTAACTCAGGCGCACAGAGTATTACCATCCCAACCAATGCTTCGGTAGCCTTCCCAATTGGAACTGCATTCACTATCGTAAACAACGGCACAACCTCAATCACTATTGTCACTACATCGTTAACGGTGTTTCAAGCTGGAACGACCAATACCGGTAACAGAACGATAGCTACCAAAGGTGTAGCAACGTGCCTTAAGGTAGATACCAATACGTGGTTTGTCTCTGGCGCTGGGGTAAGCTAGTGAGCGGTATCATGCATATGCTTGTGGGTGGTGGAATTACGCCGGTGTCGCTGACTATCTCTAGCGATACCGCTAACTACAACATATTCACTTCTGCTGGTTCCCCCACGGTTCCGGTTGCCGTTACGCTTACTATTAACGCTAGTATTTATGTCTACTCTACATCAACAGGCACTGTTGCTTTGGATACCGGAACTGGTTGGTCTGTAGGATCGACTATTTCTATAGTAAACAGTGGAACTATTATTGGTAAGGGAGGTGCTGGCGGCACCGGTGGTGCGGCTGGTGGTGCGGCGGGTTCTGGCGTTACTGGTAGTGCTGGTGGCCCTGCGGTCACAATTCAACAGCTATCTGGCTCTACAAAGTGGGTCACAATAACCGGAGCAGGTTCTATCCTTGGCGGCGGTGGTGGCGGTGGTGGCGGTGGTGGAGCAATTAGGTTTACTGGTGTGCCTCAATTTTACGGAGCAACAGGCGGTGGCGGTGGTGGAGGCGCATATGCGGGGGCATTCGGTGCTGCTGGAAGCCTATCAATAGCTGGTTCTGTTGGTAGCGCGGGGACTGTTGGTGGAAGTAATGCTACTGGCGGTGCTTTTGGTGCTGGGACTAGTGACGGGTTTGGTGATACTAGTGGCAGGGGTGGTAACGGCGGCAACGGCGGTAGTGCTGGAAGCAATGGTGTTGCTGGTTCTGGCGTTGACCAGTCCGGTAGCTTCGGCACTGGAGGTGCGGTTGGTGGTTCACTTTCTGGCAATACCTATGTAGTTTCAAACGCAAATACAGTTACACCGGGGGCAACGTCGTAATGGAAAACCAACATCTAATAAACGCGCTTCTTGCCAGTGGTTGTACTGTTCTTGGCTGGTTCGCTCGTGAGCTTTGGGCTGCGGTCAAAGAGTTAAAAGCCGACCTAGCCAAGCTGCGGGAAGATTTGCCGCGAGAGTATGTTGTAAAAGATGATTACCGCGAGGACATCCGGGACATCAAAGCAATGTTGGCAAAAATATTTGAGAAGCTAGAAGCCAAAGCCGACAAATGAACCCGCTGGTCATATCAGGTCTGTTCTCTGCTGCTCAGTCTTTGATTGAGCGGTTCTTTCCTGACCCGGAGAAGAAGGCAGCAGCGCAGCTTGAACTACTGAAGATGCAGCAGAACGGAGACCTTGCCCAGCTTGCCGCAGAGACTGATCTAGCGAAGTTGCAAGTGCAAGTAAATTTAGAAGAAGCTAAAAGTGCTAACTGGTTTGTAGCTGGGTGGAGGCCATTTATTGGCTGGACTTGTGGTTGCGGTCTTGCTTACGTATCCATCATTGAACCGCTGGCTAGGTTTGCTGCACAGGTTTGGTTCCACTATACCGGGGCTTTCCCGGTCATAGACACGACGATAACGATGCAAGTCTTGCTGGGCATGTTGGGTCTAGCCGCCGCCAGAACTGTAGAAAAGGTAAGAAACGCAGAGGGGCATAGATGATTACCGTAGCCCAGTATCTAGGTCAGCATCTGCAAGGTCATGAAATGGAGTTGACCGAAGATATCAAGACGAATGCTGCTATTATCTGTGAGAAGGCTAACCAGCTAATGTCGGCTTTTGGAGAAGACCGTGGGCTACGGTCAGGCTGGCGTCCATCGTCTGTAAACCACCGTGTTGGCGGCGCTCCGCATTCAAAGCACAAGACGGGTCACGCAGTAGACATTGAAGACAACGACGGAGAGTTGGATAAGTTCTGTCGCAACAATGTCCAGATACTAGAGGGCATAGGTCTTTGGCTAGAGGATGATGTGGCTACGCCGACTTGGTGCCATATCCAGTGTGTTCCACCGCGTTCTGGACATAGGTTTTTCATACCATAATGCCACTACAAAAACTTGTATTAAAACCGGGCATCAACCGGGAATCCACCACTTATGCCAATGAGGGTGGGTTTTTTGAATCTGAAAAGATCAGGTTCCGTTCCGGCTATCCTGAGAAGATCGGCGGCTGGACTAACTTGGCTACATCAACTGGTGGGGTAGTTAATACCTACAATGGTGTAAACAGGAACATGACCAACTGGGTTACGCTGAACTACAGTAACCTGAACGCGATTGGAACCAACCAGAAGTATTACGTTGAGAACGGCGGGTTGTATCACGACGTTACTCCGCTGACCGCTGCCTCTCCAGTAACCGTTGGTGGGTCTGGCCCGTTTGCTACTACCAATGGCTCTAAGCTTGTTTTGGTTACTATCTCAGCGCACGGTGTATCTCCCGGCTCTTGGGTCACGTTCTCAGGAGCAGTAGCGGGTGGTGGTTTGACGCTCAACGGTGAGTTTGAAATTATCTCAACACCAACAGGCGGCACGTTTACCATCATTAGCCCAACTGCTGCTACATCTACAAACGCTACCACTGGCGGTGCTTCTGTTATTGCAAACTTTCAAATACCGGCTGGTAACGCCACCTACTCCACTGGTAACGGCTGGGGTGCTGGCCCGTGGAACGCGGTTATCTTTGGAACGGGTAGTTCTACCCTGTCTTCAACTATTTCGGCGGCTGCAACTTCTATCAGCGTAGCTTCAACTACATCGTTTACCGGCACTGGCACCATAGTTATTGAGTCTGAAATTATTACCTACACCGGCCTCTCCGGGGGTATCACGTTTACCGGCTGCACTAGGGCTACCGATGAGAGCATGGCAACCATCCACTTGGCTGGGGTTACTGTGCAGCAATACGATAGCGAAACTTCTGGGGACTCAGCCTATGGGTGGGGAGATGCTTCTGCTACGGCTAACTCTATCGGCACTCAGCTTCGGTTGTGGTCTGCGGATACCTTTGGCGAAGACTTAATCTTAGCTCCCCGTGGCGGGGCTATTTACTACTGGGAAGTAGATACTTCCGCATACGCACGGGCGGTGACGCTGACAAGTTTGGCTACTACCGCTAACGCAACAAACGGCCCATATACCCCAACAACTACGCTTGCCATCATAGCCTCAGATGTTCAACGGTTTGTCATAGCGTTTGGCTCAAACCCCTACGTCCCCGGTAACTCAGCTACGACGTTTGACCCGATGATTGTCCGGTGGTCTGACCAAGAAGATGCATACACATGGGTTCCGGCTGCAACCAACCAATCTGGTGAATACAAGCTTGCCGGTGGCTCTACGATTGTCACCGCAAGAACGGCAAAGCAAGAGGTGCTGATTTGGACTGATGCGGCGCTGTTTACCATGCAGTATCTGGGGCCACCCTATGTTTGGGGCTTCAACCTGCTGATGGACAACACTTCCATCATATCGCCTAACGCTATAGCTTCTGTGAATAACCAGACGTTCTGGATGGGTGTGGATAAATTCTATGTTTACACGGGTCGTGTTGATACGCTTAACTGCACCTTGCAACAGTATGTCTTCAATGACATAAACCTAGATCAAAAATATCAAATAGTTTCTGGCACTAATGAGAAATACAGCGAAGTATGGTGGTTCTATCCATCTACCGATAGCCCAGTAAATAATCGGTATGTAATCTACAATCATATGGAGAAGATTTGGTATTACGGCACGATAAACCGCACAGCATGGCTGGATTCACCGCTTCGTCAGTATCCGATGGGCGCACAGAGTGTGCAGAATTCGTTCTTGGCAGTAGCTATAACTTCAGCAACAGCTACATCATTGACTCTGATTAACGGGTATTCCTATCCCAACTCAGGCACGTTGGTTATTGACTCTGAGTATATAAGCTATACCGCACACGACAGTGCTGACGGTAATACGTTGACGGGGTGTACTCGCGGGGCGGTTAACCCGGTTACTGGGTCGCCCACGACTGCCGCTACTCACGTTCAATACTCAGCAGTAACTTTCCTGACGCCGAACCAAGTCATGTTCCACGAAAACGGCACAGACGATTACTCTGGTGTGGCTCCTGCGGCTATTAACGCTTACGTCCAGACTTCCGACTTTGATATCGGGGATGGGCATAACTTTGGTTTGGTATCGCGGATGCTGCCTGACCTTACGTTTGACGGCTCCACGGTGGCTGCGCCCAAGGTAAATTTGTCTGTGCGTCCGCGTCAGAACTCAGGCACGAACTACGGCGTTGGTAACTCTCCTGCGGTAACCAGCGGTAACAACTACGCATTAACCCAGAACTACGTTGTTCAGCTTTTCACTGGTCAAGTTTACACGCGCATACGTGGGCGGCAGATGGCGTTTAAGATTGAATCTACGGAGATTGGTGTGGCGTGGCAGTTGGGTGCTACCCGTTTGGACGTTCGGCCTGACGGGAGAAGGTAGTGGAAAACATATTCCCCGCCGTAGCTCCAAACCTTCCAGTAGGGCCGCAGGAATATAACCAGCGGTATCAAGATCAACTCTTGAATGCGCTACGGTTGTACTTTAATCAGCAAAGCAGCAACAATACTGAAATTATACAAGCAATCAATGGGTTAACTACCTTGCAATGGATGGGGGATGACTGATGGCTTTTCAGAATATAACGGCAAATGTGCTTATACCGGCAACCGCAGTTACCGGCTCTTTTGTTACGCTATATACTACCCCAGCACTTACGCGCACGTTATTGAAAAGCATAGATGTTTCTAACACTACAGCGGGTTCGCTGACAATATTCATCTCTCTGGTTGCTTCGGCTGGGACAGCAGGGACAGCAAACGCTTTGTATTCGGGGTATACCATTGCTGCAAATACCACTCTGTCGTGGCGCGGGTTACAGGTATTAGTTGCTGGGACGTTCATCAGCGTTAAAAGCACGACCACAGGTCTAACCATAACCGCCAGCGGCGGCGAAGCTACATAAGGAACGATATGGCAATAGCTCAACCCCAGCAAGGCATTGCTTCTTTGGGTGCAGGAGATATGGAGTTTTTGCGCCCCGCTATGGTTGGCGCATCTCGGCAGGAAGAAACCCGTGAGATAGACATTATTAACGCCTATTTCCGCCAAGCTAACATCCCGCCCCAGCAGTCACTTAAGCTCCTACAAGCAGCCGTGCAGTCCGGTGTGCAGTTTAAACGGTCAGGCAACACCATAATGGGGTTTAAACCACTACCCCCGTCTTCGGCGCAAGTTTACTTCTTCTCCATAGACCCGCCGCCAGCCTTTACAGAGGCAGCTAAACAGCTTCTGGGCGGGTTGAAGCAGTCTGGTGTTCAAGCTATTTATATGAACAAGATAGACCCGACGATCATGCAATCTCTGCAATCTATCGGTGTTGCAGCGCAGCAATCCGATCAACCTGAGTATAAGGTTATGGCTACGCTATGACGCAGGTAGCCCAAGTTGGTAAGGCAACGGATAAGATCAATACTCTTATGCGGGAAGTGCTTCAGCTTCCGCAGGTTGATTGCCCCGTTACCCACCACTTTGGCCCCAATATCTACATCCGCGAAGTCGTAATGCCAGCAGGGACGGTAGTTGTTGGTAAGCCACATAAGACTGAGCATATGTGCAACATGATCACGGGGCGCATGATTGTCGTAAACGAAGACGGGGAGCAGATGGAAGTGGCTGCACCTTCAGTGTTTATGGCAAAGAAAGGCCGGAAGACGGCTTACATTTTAGAGACTGTGCGGTTCCAGAACATCTTTTCAACAGATGAAACCGACATAGAGAAGCTTGAAAACATGCTGGTGGATAACTCCCAGCCGTTGTTAGAAGAGGGGAAATAGTATGTCTTTCATTGCCTTGGCTGGAACGATGTTGGGAACTACAGGTGCGATAGGTATCGGTACAACGATGCTTGGTGGGGCAATGATGGGCGCTACTACCGGTGCAATTGGTAATGTTATCAAAGGAAATAATGTATTTGATAACTTCGGTCAGAACCTGCTGATAGGTGGAGCGGGCGCTGGGATAGTGAGTGGTCTTGGTAGTGCTATGGGTGGTAAAACATTAGAAACACTGACGGCAGAAGCGGCGCAGCCTGGGCTAGATGCGGCTACTAAGAATTTTGCAGAAAATGCAGTGACTATGCCAAGCCAAGAAGCAATAGATGCGGGCAGTAAGAGTATAACTGACCGGTTTGGCACGTTTGAGAACCCTATACTTACCCCTGCCGAACCTCTTCCGCTTCCTGTTAATTCTTCAAATATTGCAGATATAAATAACGCCTCTTACGGAGATTCCCCTCTTGCCACCAAGCCGGATTACTACGATAAGCTCTATCAACAAACATCTGGGCTAACTCCGCCTAAAGCAACTTTTATGAAGAACCCCGCTAACTACATGGTGCAGAACCCATCTACGGTGGCCGGTGCGGTTACTGGGATTGCAAGTATGCTTAAGCAACCTCCACCCGTTGCAGGGCTTCAAGACAAAACGGGTTATTCACCTCAGTATACTTTCGACCCAAAAACTCAGAGATATATTGCTGCTGCGCCTATGTCGTATACCTATAAAGGGGCAGAGGGGGGTGAAGTTCCAAGCTTTGCTGATGGAGTCTACATCCCGCAAAGCGAGAATATTCGCACTAACATCTACGGCTCTAACGCGGGGCCGATTGGCGAGTCCGGCAAAAAAATGTATAAGAACGTCGATAAATACGCCGGATTAAAAGCGCAGCTAGACAAGATGTCTCCGACTATGCTGTCCAAGCTTTCACAAAGTGGGACGGATTCTATCGTCCAAGCCGCTGCCACTACAGAGCTTTATGACCGGGCTAACGCTTCCAATACGTCCTATATGGATCAACCGACCATGCAAGCGGCGCAGGGCGGGATTATGGGGTTTGGTATCGGCGGTTCAACTTCAGCTACGGCTACGGCGGGAGGCCCGCCCCCTAGTAGCGCAGGAGAACATCATTGGTATGATTTTTTAAAAGGTGGCATGAGCGGAGACATCAATTCCGGCGGCCCCAGTGTGTTTGACCAATTATTGTCCCAGAACCCAGAAATGGTAACGAAGTTAAGAGGGCCGGATAATTACTCTTACAATCCAGCAAATCAAACGTATTCCGGTCAAGGAATGAGTGCCGTTTCTAGCACCCCCGCGCAGTATTCCTTTGACCCTACCGGTCAATCCTACGCTCCAAAAATGGCTGCTGGTGGTATCGCCTCTCTGCCCAACGAATACGCTGCGGGTGGTAAACTGCTCCAAGGGCCGGGAGACGGCATGTCGGACTCCATCCCTGCGGTAATCAAGGGTGCCAGACCCCAACGGGCGGCACTGGCGCAGGGTGAGTTTGTTATACCTGCTGACGTAGTTTCGCACTTGGGCAACGGTTCGACGGATGCTGGAGCCAAGAGGCTTTATGCCATGATGGACAAGATTCGTCACGCAAGAACAGGCACCAAGAAGCAGGGTAGGCAGATCAACCCCGCTAACTTCATGCCCGCATGATACAAATTAGTTTGGTGCCGCCTACGATGGTTAACCAAATATGGCCTCAAGTTGAAAAGTATCTGGAAGGTGCAGCGGACTATACGCACGGCAGATACCAAGTTGACGACATACTGACAGCTATAACTGATTACGAGCATTTGCTTTGGATTGCATTTGATGGGGCTAATATCAAAGGTGCAGTTGTAACTAACTATATAAACTACCCCAGAAGAAAGTTTCTATGTATGACATTTTGTGGCGGGGTTGATCTAGATGAATGGAAAACCCCAATGCTAAGGATGTTACAGGCATGGGCTTTTGATAGTAAGTGTGACGGAATTGAAGCAACAGCCCGTTTGGGTTGGGCAAAAATATTTAAAACTGACGGACATAAACCGTTGTGGCAGACATTTGAACTTCCCGCTGCCGAAGCGGGATTAGGAGAATAGTATGGGTAAAGGCGGCGGACAACAGCAGCAACAGCCGACAAGTTCGACTGTCACTAATACAAATCTCCCAGCATATGCACAACCGTATGTTGAAAAGCTTTTTGGTCAAGCTGGTGCGCTGACGGATATTAACCAGAACCCCTATCAGCAGTATGGGGGGCAGCGCGTAGCTGACTTCGCGCCGATGCAGCAGCAGGCGTTTAACACCATCGGTGGCATGCAAGTATCTCCGCAGACTCAACAAGCAACAGGACTTGCGGGTGCGGCAGGGCTGGGTAGTTTGGGTGCTGGTCAGAACTACAACCGGATGGCAACCGACCCCGGTGCCATACAAGCATTCATGTCGCCCTATCAACAGAACGTCACTGACTACCAGAAACAACAAGCCGTGATGGACTACGGACGCCAGCTTCCTGGTATGGGGGCGGCAGCATCTAACAAAGGTGCGTTTGGTGGGAGCCGTCAGGCCATCGTAGAAGGTGAAGGGCAACGTAACCTCCAGAACCAGCTTGCCGGTATCCAAGCCACCGGTAGTCAGAACGCATTTCAGAACGCCCAGCAAGCCCAACAGTTTGGTTCTAGTTTAGGGCTGCAAGGCTACAACCAAGCGTTGCAAGGGGCCAGCACACTTGGTCAGTTGGGTCAGAACCAATATCAACAGCAGTCTGGTATTAATGCCGCACAATTACAAGCCGGCGCACAGCAACAGGCTTTCAATCAACAAGGACTGTCTAATCAATATCAAGAGTTTTTGAACCGGCAGAATTACCCGTATCAACAACTTGGATTTATGTCAGACATCATACGCGGGACGCCGACAGGTGGAGTTACCACGAAACAAGAGTCCCAAGTAGCCCCGAGTATGTTTGGACAAATTGCCGGCCTTGGTTTGGCTGGATATGGGTTAAACAATGCGTTTAAGAAAGAGGGCGGCATCATCCAGGGCTATAAACATGGCGGCTCGGTTCGTCATTTTGAAAGCGGCGGGATTACTTCTTTATTAACAGATCCCGAAACAGAAATAGCGGCTAAGTCAAAACTCCCGCCAATCAATCAGGCTATGGCTTTAGCCAAGTTTATGCTGCCGGCTATTAACAAAATGCATCAGCCTATAGCAAGGCCAAGCATGACTACTGTGGCTGAAGACATGGCTAGAGAGATTCTGTCGCGCAGTCAACAACCGCAAGATGCGCCGCCGCAAATGCCACAAGTGATGCCGCAGGGACAACAGCCACAACAAGCCATGCCCCCGCAGGGAATCCAGCAGGCTATGCCTTCGCAGGAAGTCCAGCAAGACGCCCCCCAAATGCCGCAAGAGCAACCCAACGGTGGGCTGACTTCTTTGCCAATTAATAACTTTGCCCCAGAGAATTATGATGGCGGTGGGATTATTGCGTTCCAAAGTGCGGGCGTTGTTCCAGCCGCAAATGGAGATAGTGATTTTGTTTCAAGTCCCACTGGGTTGGGAATTATAAAATCAGAAGCAGATACAAGTGAACCGCTTGATATGTCATCTCAGGGGTTGCTTAAAATGGCAAGACAAGAACAAGAGCGTTTACGCGCTCAATACACGCAACCCACAATGGCTGGTGAGGTAGCATCCGCCAGAGAGGCGCAGCAACAAGCATTAAGAGCTGCCGGCATCACCGGTAACTATGGTGACAAACGTCAAAAACAACTCGAGGATCTTCAGCTAACTGAGGCCGCCCGCAAGAAGGAGGCGTTAAACAACTTCATTATTAGCACCGGTCTTGGGATGGCATCAGAAGCTTCTAAATACGGTCGTCCACAATCGGGTATTCTTAGTTCAATTACACAACCTCTGTCTGTTGGCGCTGCACAAGCATTTCCTGGGTTTATGTCAGAACAGAAAGAAATCCGCTCCCTTACTAATACTCGCGATAAAGAATTGGCTGAGTTGGAAAATATGCGCTACAACGATGCTACTGGCATTGCAAAAATTGCCCAAGCTTCGTTTGAGAAGAAAGAAGATCGCATTAAAGCTATTGACTTAGAGCTAGCAAAACTTACCGCAAAATCGGCTGATCTGGTGGCAACAAAAGAAGCCGCCCTTGCAGCCAAGCCGCCAAATGATATGGCCGCATACGTTCGTGACTACGTTGCATCGGCAATAGAAAACGGAAGCAAAAAGAGTGTTACGGCTCTTTCAACGGAGGCTAGGGATGCATTTCTAAAACTAAAAGGAGCATACGATCCGCGTTATGCTGGTGTAGGAGTTCAGGCTCGCGGTCAAGATATACAAGCCAATACAGCAGCGGTTGGACAAGAGGGTGTAGATAATAGGGCCGCACAGGCTTCAGCGGATCAAAAATTAAAATCTACACAAGGAACTATTGCAATACTTCAAGCACAAGAACAGGATGCTAAAAATGCAAGAGCTGGCAAACCAACAACCATTGAAAGAGATTTGCGAGAAAGTATATTTCAAGAAGCTCTAAGGAATATTAGGTCTCCAACAAGACCCGGACAACTTCCTCGGGTTGCCGCCCCAGTCGCCACCCCAAAGCCAGCAGCACCAGACAGCGTGACAGTTGGTAATAAAACTTACGCTCGACCTGCAGACTTCACCGATGCTCAGTGGAGAGACTACAAGAAATTTGTGAGATCGCCGCAATGAGTCCGCAAGAATGGCTGGCAACCCAGCAGACCGCTCCCGCAGCTTCGGCACCATTGTCGCCAGAGCAGTGGCTGGCTACACAGAAGCCCGCAACAAACGCAGCCGAGGGGCCGCCCAGTGCAACTGTCCCGTTTGTTCCTGTAAGCAGTAACATCATGGCGCAAGGCAAGCGGATGCGTAATAGGCTACCTGTTACGCCAGCGCCGCTTGTTGCGCCAGCGGTAGTTCAGCCCATTGAAGAACCAACAGAAAAAGAACTGGCAATAGCAAGTGAACCGTATCGTTTTCAAGTGCCAACACGCAGGGTTGTGCCCGTTGCCCCGCAAGTAGAGCGCCCTGTTGAGCCGCCCCCAACTGAAAGTGAATTAGCTATAGCTCAAAAACGGGCAACTGTTAATACCATTATTGATAGACAGGGAAAAGTAATTCGTGGTGATTCGGTCAATGCTCCAATTGTTTTGCCAGTGCCAGAGGAGCAATCTGTAGCCAGACAATTTGCTGACGTTCCTTTGCAACTTACCAAAGGAACCGTAAGTGGCGTCCGTTCAATAACGGATTTTTTTGGGGCAGACAGTGAAACTTCTAAAGTTTTGCGTAGTTCGGAAGACTATCTTGGCAAGTTAATGTCCGCTCAATCGCAAAACAATTCCAAAGAAATTGCTCGCATTAAAAAAGAAGTTGAAGACAAGGGTATTGAGGCGCAGATTGGTGGAGCTATTCGTGCGCTTGGCGTAGCTCCGGTAGACACACTTGTTAATGCTTTTGGGACGGCAGCGCCAGCATTGGTTGCCGGATTAGCAACAGCCTTTTTTGGTGCGCCCGCTGCGGTTGCTACGGGGGTTGGCGTTGGAATTGGCGCAATGATGGGTGCTGGAACTATAAAAGGCACCATCTACGAAGAAACAAAAAAAGCCCTTATTGAGGCTGGAGTAAATCCAGAAATTGCTGATAAAACAGCGCAAGAAGCTCAAAAATACAATGGCAAAAACCTTGACAACATACTTTTGGGCGGCGGTCTCGGGGCGTTTGCTAGCAAAACCGGCATAGAATCAGTCCTTATAAAAGGAATGGTAAATAAAATTCTTGCAAGATCCGCCACAGCAGACTCTGCAAAAATTTTAGCTAAAGATTATGCCAAAAATAATTTTGTTACCATTACAAAAAAATTAGCAGAGGCCGGTATTTATGAGGGTGCGCCAGAATTTCTGCAAGCGTTTCAAGAGGCTGTTGCATCTAATATTGCCCAACAGAGGGAGGGGCTAGTAGATGTTCCCACTTTCCGAGGCGCTGTTTTTGCCGGCGTTCTTGAGGGTCTGGCTGGGAATGTTCTTGGTTCTGCCGTTAAAGGTGTAGAACTAAGCAAGGATGCAACACTATCTCCAAGCCAAAAAATTGGCAAAGCATTGCAGCAAGACATTGCCGAAAAAGGTTATACGCAAGAAGGATCTCGTCGCGAGGCATTGGCTAGACTGAATCCAGACCAAGCCCAATACCTCTCTACAGCCGCTCCTGCGGCGCGTCCGCAGCCCCCACAAGGCAGGGTAACAGCCGCACCAATAGCTCCAGCAGTTGTAGCAGCAGAGCCAAAAACAGAAGCAGCCCAAGTTGTCCCTGCGGCGGGAGAAGCTGCACCTGAGGAGCAGAGGGTAGTCCCCAAGGGTTTACTTGCGCCCAGTGATTTTGAGGCTCCCGCTATTGACGATCTTGAAGACCCTAGTGTAACAGGTGTTACACTAGAAGGATCATCCAACGAAACCAAGACTGCCGCGCCGGATGATCTGTACAACAAAGCCGTTGAGATTGTCCGCACAACTGATAGAGCCTCCCCGAGCTTAGTGCAACGACAGTTAAACATACGCTTTGACGAGGCGATAGCCCTCATAGAAGAAATGGAGCGCAACGGTGTTGTAAGCCCTGCGGACGCAAGCGGGTCGCGGACGGTTATTGAAACTACCCCTGCCGCAACAACCGCTGCCCGCCAGACTCTTGCAGAAGTTACCGTAAAGGGTCGCGGGTTAGTCATTAACGGCCCCGCAAAAGTAGATGCGCCAAACGAGAGCCTGCCGATGGAGGAGCAGGATTTGTTGCGTAATATGGTGGATATTGAGATACGCAATGGAGTAGCCAAAGGCCGCACCGACGAGGAAATACTTCAGCGAATCGAGTCTCTCACCAAGGGCGGTATAAAAACCATCAGCATCGTGCTTCTAACAATTGAAGACGCACGCAAGGCATTTAAAGCCGAAACTGTCGAAAGAATTGAAGAAAAGCCTCCGGTAACAGGTTTTGTGGCTCGCGGTAAAGCAGCCATGGACAGCTTTGAGTCTTCGGTAATGGAGCAGTTTGGGCTTACCCAAGAGCAAGCAAGAGCCGCCCTCGGTAAATTAATAGCAGAAAAGATTGTAAAAATAAACCCGCTCACTGGCTCCTTTGACCTAAAGGATGGTCGGTTCTGGGACAAAGAGGTCATGCTTCGCGCTGCCGGCGTCAAACCTGAAGAGGTGGCCGAAGTAGTTGAAAAGAAAACTCCCGCGCCGATTCTTCAAAACAGGGACCGGTCGAGCGATGCATCTATTAACCAGATGCAAGGGATCGCCGCAGACCCTGACTATGGGCGTCTTGGGTTTTCTAGAGATTTTGCAAACGGCGCTCCCGTAATTGCCGGTGGCAACATTCCAATTGAACAGTTAGGAAGAAAGGATTTTGCTGTTACGGCAACGGGGCGTCGCATACCAATTCAATACGCAGTTGTAGATGCAAATTCTATTTTGGCATCTAACTTTATAGATGGAACGGTTAATAAAGACTACAACGATTCTAGTATCAAGCAACCACGCGCAATAGCGGGAAATGGTAGAAAAGAAGGAATACAAGAAGCGTATAAAGCCGGAACAGCCGATAAATACAAAAGCGAATTAATTCAAGATCGTATGCACGGCGTATCGCTTGAAGTAGTTGCAAGAATACCCAATCGAATGACAGTAAGGATTATGTCGGAATCCGATATAACCTCAGACATAGGCGACGTTTCAAACATTAGAACAGGTCTTGGTTTGAGTGCTGTTGCACAAGCCAAAAACGATATCAATAGGGTTGATCTAAACGCATTAGAATTTAATGATGATGGCGATGTAACTGCTAATGCTGTAAGGCAATTCATACGCGGAATGCCAGAAACAGAATTAGAAGAGTTAATGGACAAAAAAGGTGTTCCGTCCAAACTAGCTTACGCAAGACTTGAAGCGGCTATATTTGCCAAGGCGTATAACAACGACAGACTTATTGGTTTGTTCTCGCAGGCAAATAATGCCGAAGGTAAATTGCTTTTATCTGCTTTGGCCCAAGTGGCTCCGCAAATGTCGCGGCTTGAAGGAGCGGGAATACTTGATATAAGAGACATTGTTACTGATGGTGCGATAGCCATACTTAACGCTAGGAGCAGGGGTCTTAACTTAAAAGAAGCCGCCATTCAATCTGATATAGAAATGTCGCCAGATGCACAGATTATAGTTGCATTGTTTGCGGCAAACCCGCGCAGTAACAAAGCGGCTATAGTGGCTTTGCGAAATGCCGCAAATCTTGCATACAAAACAGCTTTTGAACCATCTACAGACATGTTTGGCACAGGCGCTACACGAGAAGACGTTCTGAATAAAATAAGGGATGGATATGAAAGACCAATCGCGCAAGATGTGGCAACAACCGAAGGGACTGGGGCTGTTCAGGCAAATGCTGAGGGGGCTACCCCTCAACCCAGCGCAACAGGAATACCTGGAAAAAATGAAAAAGGTGGAACCGGCGAAGCCAAGCCAGAAGAGCTAATACTGACCGGCGAAACCGAGGCCCAGATTAGAAAACGCGAAAGAAAAGCGAAAGAAGCTAAAGCGGCGGAAGAAAAAGCCGCAGCGGAAGTTGAGGCCAAAGAAAAAAAAGAACGTGACAAAAAGGCTATTGCCGAAGCATCCAAGAAGGCTGATTTTTCGCTGACGCCATCTGAAGAAGTAAGCAAGGCAGAGCAGGCGGAGATTGATAAGAAGAAGGCCGAGCAAGAGTTGTCTCGTCAGAGTGATATGCTTGATGGAGAAAAAAAGACGGATGAAGTCAAGACAGAAGAACGAGAACCGGTAAAAGGCGATCGTTTCAAAGACGGCAAGGGTAACGAATTCGAGGTGTGGTCATCGCGCCAAGGTTCAGTATTAGCTCATCCTGTTGTAAACGGAAAACCCGTTGTCAACAGAGATAGCCTGCAATTATGGGCAATTGGTGATGTGGCTCGCGCTCGTTTTCCAGAACGGCGCACGGATTATTTTTCCATAGACGCGACTAAACCTACCGAAACAACTGCTCAAACAGAAGAGTCGGATAACAAAAAAGTAGACGCAGCCCTCGAGAAACTCAACGACAAAGAGGTTGAGAAGCTTGAAGACCATTACGGTTATAAGAAAAACACGGATGGGTTTGCCACGAAGTTACGCGCCGATATACAGCGTGCCATTGAAAAGGGCATCAATGCTGTAGCCAAAGGCATACGCAATGTTATTAAGAAACTTCTTGCCACTATCCTGGCTGTTGGTGTTGCGTTCAATCCGGTTACATTCAACGCAGAATCTCAAGCATTCAACATACCCTCTATACAAACAACAGAACTGGTAAAAATTGTAGAGAAACCAAAGGCAAACTTTGGTGCCATAATTCCGTCAGTTACCACCGCTAGGCTTGCCCACTATGTTGTCGGAACTAACGATAACGAAGGCTTGCCATTCATAATAACTGACAAACCAATTGCAACTAGTTATGTATTTGATGCGAAGGGAAATCTTGTTGCCGCCGCGCCAGTTCTGTTGGGCGCTGCCAAAGATAAAGACGTTATCCCGCGTTCTGCAATTGAAAAGACAGTAGCGCAAACAACAAAAGAAGAAAAGGTTACTCCAGCCGGCAGATTTAAAGGAAAAATAGAGCGGCGTAAATCTGGGACATCTTTTGATTTTATAAAACTTGGCAACTCTTCTCTTGTTGGTCACATTGCATATACAGGAAACCCGGCAGAAAACAGGCTAAAACGCCTCTCAACGCCAACTGCGGATGATAACTTCATATCCTATGGCTGCATTAATTACGGAGAAAAATTTTACAACGATCACATAGAAAAACAGTTTGCAGATGGCGGTATTCAATACATCACCCCAATGAGCCAGACTCTGGAACAGACGTTTGAGGGTATTGCTGGGTATCAACCAACAACTACCGTTGTTACAAGCATTGTCAGCAACCCACAAAGTGCGTTCAATGTATCAAAGCATTCCGAACAAGGTGTGCTTAGATCCCCACGCACCAACGTAACGCTGCCAAGCAGAAGAAGGCAGGAAGGCAAGCCCGGAGAGGCGGGCGCAAAAGACGCTGGAACCAATCTAATTGGAGACAAGCGTTTGTCAGAACAGCCAGCCGATGTGCGTGAGGCCCTTGCGGCGGGGTTTCGGGGAACAACAGACGACGCCGTTCTTTGGGAAGACATGTTCCTTAATTTGGTAGACGAAGACGTTACTGGACAAGAATTGTTGGATGTTATGTCCAATAGGAATGATGAGCGCCAAGTAGACCCTGTTGAATTAAGCATGGCAATTTCTGCGCTATATTCAATCGGACTTGATGGAATAATAGATGAGGACGGCGGCAGGACTAGCTTTATACCAAAGGAGTATGACCTTAAAAACGAGTCTGACATTACCGACAAGATAGCCGCCGCGAATCCAGCTGAGTCCAAGGCTTTGAACGAAATGGATCAGCTGCCAACGGCTAAGAAAAAGCTCCCGCCTGGTCGTTCTCCAGAGCTTGCTGCTGCCGCGCAGATGGTCAAAGACGGCACCATGACCACCGCTCAGTTTGATAGTCTGGTTAATAAATACAAACCGATTTACATTTTTACTGATCCATTAGTTCCAGCCACCATTGAAAAAATGGTAGATGCACTTACTTCAACGCAAGGCAAACAAGTCAACCCCAAAATTACCAATGGAACCGCCGTTGGTTTAAGGCTTGATATTCCGTCTTTTAATCGCAAAGGCGTACATGTTGTTTCTATTCACGAAAAAGGAACAAAATCTGGTTCTGGAAGAATAATTGGATATAGTAGTTCGGCTAAAGCTATCAATGTTAAATTTAGCCCTGGCAATCAAAGCGCGGCCCTTAATATAGCGGCTGGAGAGGCAAAAAAACCCCTTCAAACAATTGAAGGTTCTTATGTTTCGACAACTCCTGAACAAATTTATGAGCAAGCAAAGTTAGCATTAATTGACCCGGCGTGGACGCAGATAGGTTTAAATCCCACCCGTCATTCTTACTTCTACGACCGTCGCACAACAGTCCCAGTAATTGCGGCTGATGAAGTTCTTCAAATTGGTAACATGGTTCTTGGCAAGAACGTCACCTTTGGCAAGAAAGAAGACTTTCTTTTCAACATAGACTCGCAGCCTCCCCTTTCAGCCGGAGAGCTTGCGCAAAGAAATACCGACATTCGGCGCGAGCAGATAAACGAATACGCCGGACTTAGGCGTCGGATGGCGTCCGCTGTTCGTAAGGTTGCGGAAGGAGAGGTATCCACAGATCTCCAAAGAAGCCTCTCATCTTTGATGGGCAGAAGCAGTTACTTAAAAACCGCAATTGATATAAGCACCCCCACCAGCACATCCCCAGAAACATTCTTGGCAAAAGCTTTGTCCGAATACGATGCGGGCAATATATCTGCTGATGTGCTTGCCGTTGCTCAAGTTGCGTATAACAAGTATCCACAGCTACTTGACGGGATAAGGCTTAGCGTTAGGTCTCACGGCAAAGATAGCAACAATAGAGCGGCGGCAATGTTTGTTCCGTTAGCCAGAATAGTAAGGCTGTTTAAATCTACAACTGGCGCAACCGACCCAAAATCAATACGGCACGAGCTTAACCACTCATTAGAGCAAATGATGTCTGGCGCGCAGCGTCAAGTTGTTTTTGACGCATGGCTGAAAGATTTACAAAAAGCATCAGAAAAAAACCAAGATGAGCTTCATCAAAAGTTTTTTAATGCGGTATTAAATTTTATAGAAAATCCTAGTTTGGCTAACCATGAAAAAGCCATGGCTGCTTTGCCTGGCTATGAGATGTATCAATACGTCAACCCATCAGAATACTGGGCAGTTAACGCAGAAAAGCTTATGGCAAGCCAGCTTGGAACCGCATGGCAACGGTTCAAGTTGTTTGTTCAAAGGATGTTTGAAGGTCTGAAATCAGTGTTTGGTTTTGACAACAAATACGCAGTCCAAAAAGTATTTAATCAGATTATGTCTGGTGAAATGAACAGGATTTCACGCAGTCAATTGGTTGATATGGTTACCGGCGACAAAGATTTTGTCGCCCTTAATAACCTACAAGACGACATGGATCTGTTGGAAAGGTATGGTCACGCACATACTCCAGTTTCAGGCACATCTTCTCTTAAGAAAGCCGTCCTTACCGCCACAACAACAGCCAAACAAATATTTAAAAAAGGAGTTGAAGACCCCAAGAGTTTGGCTATAGATGCCATTACGACGGCTGATCGAGCAACCATATATATGCGCAACAAAAACGTATGGTTTGGCACTGGTTTAGACGCCGCCGAATACAGCGCATTCAACGGCCAGATGAGGGACGCGAACGGTTTAGTAAATGCGTCCATAGCGTTGGACAATGCTATTCGCGCTACCGCCATTTCATCTCAAGTGGTATTAAATGGCGGTATTAAATACGACCCTAATTCTTTGAGTTATGTGGCGGAGAAACGCGACAAAGGAATGGTCGGCGTATACAAAGCCGAATCACTCATAAAGAAAAAGCTTGGAAATCAGTTAGGCACGGACATAATTCAAGGGTATTTGGAGGCAAAGCGTTCTTTAAGTATTAGGAACGAATTGGTTGCGCGGCAAGATCAGTTAAATCAACTGGCTGCTGATTTAATTACACTCAAGTCCAATCCCAATGCTGACCCAGATGATATCAGCGCCTTGAAGATGGAAATTTCGGAAGCAAAAAAGGCTTTGACCGCTATTGAATTGGTTGAACGCAAGGTCAGCATGTCAAACGGGGAAATAAGAGACTTCTTGAGTAGAGCAAGGGCGCATCCCGAGCTTGGCGACATCATGACTAATTACAACGCCGTTAACCAAAACTTGCTTGTGTTCTGGCGAGATGTTGGTTTGATTAGTGAGGCTCGCTACGAACTATTGTCAAACATAAAAGACTATATTCCATGGTATCGAATCATGGAAGACGGCACTATATCGGCAGACACCGACGAGGCCGGTTCCGCGCTCCAAAGCACTACCAGGTCTATGACAAACATAGGCAGGGAAAAACTGTTTAAAGCTGGCCGACCATCTGTTTCCACAAGATTCAAGGCAAAGCAAGGTCAGCAGACTTTTAAAATTCAACCTTCCCGCGTTGTTGGGGTTGAAATAAATGAAAATCCAATAAATCCAAATGATGTAAGAAGCGCTCCGAACGGAGAGGTAACGATCAATGTTCCAATAAACGAAGGCGATATTGTTGAGTTTAAAACCAATCGCGAAATTCAAAACATGGTTGACAACATGACTCGCAGCGTTATGCGAATGACCATGAACGGACTTCGTAAAAACGCCGCAAACCATATTGTTGATCGTTACGCAACACGCAATTTGAATGGCCAGCTCACAGTATTTCCAAAGGTAGATAAGGACAAAGGCCGCTTTACTCATATTTCTAATGGCAGGAATATCGTTGTAGAAATCGAAGACAAGCTTATTGCAGAAGCTGTATTTGGGATGGAAAACCTAGACATAAAAATGCTTTACGGTTTTAATTACCTTGCAAACTTTACAAGAAGACTTATTACGATAGATCCAGAATTTCAACTTAAACAATTACTAATGGATGCGCCCGTGGCAGCGTGGGCATCTGGCACCAAGCATTGGTATAAGTTGCTTGGCGGGGTATATAAAAACTTTGTTTATACTTTGGTCAGGCCTGTTGCAAATAAAGTGGGAGTTACTCTTACCGGAAATCAAAACTTCGACATAGAGCCTGTTGCTAGAACATTACAATTGGCGGGCATTGGCGGATATCACATCCCATCCAGAACGGCAGAAAAAGAAGTAAAGATGCAGGTTGGAATTATGAATCGAAACGCCTTTCAATTTATTTTAAAGGCGCTAGATCACATTGGAGACTCATCGGATGTTGCTCCGCGTATAGCTACATATAAACGGGTTCTGGCTGAAACTGGCGATGAGGCTTTGGCTCTTTATCGTGCGGCGAACGTAATTAACTTTCACCATCGCGGATCTGGACAGGTAGCGCAAATTCTTGTAAAAACAGTTCCATTCATTTCGGCCTATGCAAACGCAACGGATGTAATGGCTCAGACATTAGCTGGCGGAGGACTTAAAGGTAAGTCTAGAAAAGCCGCATTTGCGCAAATGGCTATCACAGGAACGTCGCTGGGCATTCTTACGCTATTGCTCAGATGCGCCATTGGCGATGACGATGAATATAAAAAATATGATGATAAAACCAGGTATGGTAATTATATAATTCCGGGAACCAACATCATGTTGCCAATGCACAACTCCGGCGCTTTTTTCTTTAAGGTTCTTCCAGAGTTTCTATACGATAAGTATATTGAGGAATCTACTGCAACGCCAAAAGACGCAACGCGCCTGAAAGAAGCTCTTAAAACCGCCGCGATTGACATGTTGCTTGGCCCAACTCCAGTGCCATCTGGCGCAAGACCGGTTATCGAAATCGGAATAAATCGTAGTTTCCTGACAGGGCGACCGGTTGTTCCAGTCGGGCTTAATGGTGTTGAAGCAGCAGAACAATACACCGCGACAACCTCTGAGTTAGGCAAATATGTTTCATCGGCGACCAGAGGTGCGCTGAACCCAATACAAGCTGATCACATTATCAGAGGTTTTTTTGGCAGTGTTGGGTCTTTGGCGCAATGGGCATCCAACTTGATTGGAGAGGCGGCTGAAAAACGTCCCGCAATGACCGACAAACAGAACCCGTTTTATGGGGCATTTGTGAAACCAGTCCAGCGTGGCCCAGAAGATTTGTTCTATGACTTTAAAGAACGCGTTGACGAAAAATACAAAACTATGGAACTACAAATTGATCGTCAAAATGTAAAGGGAGTTCTATCTAATGTTGAAGAGAACAAACGATTGATTGCAATGCATGATTATGTAGACAATACAAATAAAGAACTGAGTAGAATAAACAAAATTATTCGAGAAATTTCAGAAGGGCAAATGAACCCAATGTCCCCGCAGGAAAAGAGAAAAACAATAGAGTTGTTGCAGCGCGCCAAAAATTCAACTCTTACTGGGGTTGAAAAGATGCGGAGTATAAGCGGCCTTTAGTCCCTAACCATGATAAGGACGGAGCAGCCTCCACCCGCGAGGTTCTCCAGCCTGACTACGTGTAGCTCGTCGATCTGGGAGTCTGAGGCGTAACAGCCAGCGTGTTCACAGGCATCCAGGAGGCTCTTCAGGACGTTGTCTATATCGCGTTTACGGCGGTCTGGAGGGAAAAGGGATACATGCATAGCCAACCTACCCTCCAGAGGCTCTATACCGCCATCCTGACACGCCTGAAGCACCTTTATACGGAACTCCTTACCCCTCTTGCCGATAAACCGGTGTTTTCCAAACTGCCCCCAATAGTGGTTAACACTGGGAGGCCACGGAAGATCCAGGCCAATGTGCCTATTCAAGGGCGGCTTTGATGGTGTCGTTCAGGACGGATAGCTCATCCTTTTTCAAGACCTTCCAGATCGATCTTTGCCCATGGATGCCGTTGTGGGAACCCTGATGGCAGTCCTTGCACAGTGGGATACAGGTGTATTGGAGACCCTGCTTGATATGGTGGGCATCGCTAGGGCCGGCAGCGCCGCAAACACCGCAGGGCATCTCCTTAATGATACCTAGATGTCGCCTGTCTGCCGGCGTTAGCTTGTTGTTCATAGTCCACACATTCCTTCGCATTCTTCGCCAAACATAGCCATCTGGCCGGCTTGCTCGGCGCTTCTCAGGTCAACATCTTGCAATGGTTTGAGATCTCTGTGAACAAACTGCTCAACAGAAAGAGTTCTAATGAAGTTATCCACCTTTACGGCAACGGCAAAATCTTCAGCATCTAGCGCCCTCCACTCAGCGTTACCCTTGTATGGACAAAATACGCAGCTTGACTTCGGAGGGTGAGCATAGTTATTTTTAGTAAGCCACTCAAGACAATGAAGACGCGTAAGGTTTTTTTCCAAAAGCGGCCAGCGGTTTTTTACATACTTCACCCTTGCTGGCTTCATTCTGTCTGCTTCATCTGCGCTAATCCCAATCCAGAAATCAATTGGGTCTTTGTGATTGGCTCCCATTTCCCTCAACTTCCTGTATAGCGGAAGTATTTTGTATTGAGTGGTGCATTGTCTTTTACCCATCCCGCCTTGGGTTCTCCATGGGACGTCTTGATACTCATGTCCAGACAATGTTTTATTGGCGTATATGTTATCCAGCAAACTGCCAGCCGTTACTTTGTAAATTGGAAATGGAAGAATTGTTTCCAACCATTTCAAGTAATCGTATGTTGCGTGTGGTTCAGCCTGAGTATCAGCAAAGATTGCACATTCTGGCATCGGTGTAATCTCGCCATGAGCAGCCATGAGCGCCATGGTTGATGACTGAACTCCCGCACCCAAACTAATGATGTTCATTGTTAAACCCTTTGCACAATTAAAAACCGGCATTTACTACGCATTTGTTTCACATTCAAAATCATATGTATCTGGAGCCACAACATTTTCATAATGCCGGTAATTAAACATAAAAGATTTTCGCGCCATTGGAGTAACCAGTTTACAAAACGCGGAACTGGCGGAGAAGTTTTTCGCCCCAGACATGCATTCAACCAGACTCTTGCGGAAAGTCTTTGGGTTTATATCCAAGAAGTGCAAATAAACATCACACCTGTCACTGAATAAGAAAGCCATAGCACTACGGGCGTTATAACACGTTGTAAGCTTACCAAAAGTATCGTCCACAAGTGGTCGTATGGTGGCGTCCTGTATAGCCATAGTCATCACCGATGCAAACAGTTTGCGACATGCCGCCCCCTGTTTTTTCGGATCAAGCAACTTGCTTGGAATAGTCTCGATTTTTTTGTCTGTCAGCGCGACCGTTGTACTTCCTTTTACAAACCATTTGTCTTTCTCGTCTGCGGAATCCAAATCACCCCAAGTTGCAGAATCCAAATCACCCCACGGTGTTTTAACCGGCTCCTTGTCCACAGGTTTACCAGGCTCCGCTACTAGTTTTTTAAGTGTTTTATTCATTTCTTCTCCCGTAGTTTTGTCTCCAACTCCCGCGCATGTTGCGCCATCTCCCAAAACGCTTCATACACACTCTGGCTCGTCTTGCGGTGTTTGTCTATCTGCCCCATCAGTTTGTATAGAAGTTCATCAGTCTTTGGGGTCGTTACTTGCTTCTTCACTTTGTAACTCCTCTACACAACATCTTTATAAATTACGTCTTGGATAGCCGCTAACATCCACGCTAGTTCTTTAATTGCTTCGCCGCTGCATCTACCGTGGTTATAACGAATGGGCATATCTGCTATGTGACCTATCAGACGCTCTATCTTATCCCGCTGCTTCTGGTTAATCTTCGACTTCAGATTCTTGTATAGTCTGTCGTTCGTATTAGTTCTTTTCCAATACATCCCGCTGTCATCAGTCTTTAGGGTGCTTACTTGCTTCCTCACTTTGAAGCTCCTTTAGTATTCTGGATTGATACGTAATTTATACGGGCCGCTCACTGACAAGCCATCGCTGGTTGCGTTAGCCCAACATATTTCCTGCCCCGTTGTTATTAAATACTCTCCGTATGCCATAGCTTTTCTATGACTACTGAACGTCCCCAAGTGTTCTTGGGTGCCGTTCTCAAGACCAACCAAGTCCCACGCTTTCATCTGGAGTCTCATTTCTTTTTCTCCAGTATCGTGCCGAGTTGGTTGAAGAAAGTCATGTAGTCTTGATACAGATCATGCCTCTTTGGTTCCGTTTTGTAAGCCATCATCGGAACCCCGTCTGGATATAAACGATCAGCCATGCGTTCATAATGCCGTTGCAGGGTAGCTACGCGCTGCGGTATGGTTTGTTCAGACCATTTCATTATAAATCTGCCTCCGTTGGCAACACATCCCGCAGCTTAACTACCGAATCCTTCAGCGCAAAAAACAATTGAAACAGCGGGTGATCTGGCGGCGTCATCAGTGGTATTAATTGACACTTAACCATCACCTGTTCAGCTTCGTCTATCGCCGCTTTCCAACCGCGTTCATAGTCATTCATTCCACTCATCCGCGCTTCCCTTCCTCCTTTTATTATGGAGTGCAGCCACTCTCCTTGTTTCACGCAGTTGGTCATTCTTTCTCTCCTATCCCATGTGCGCGTTCAGTTCTCCGAACGATCTTGATAACTTCGTCGCTACCGATATCATCTACTACCCACGTAGCGCAAGTCTCAATGATCTCCGCATCCGTCAGCGGGCGATTCTGTTCGTTTGCGGCGGCACGTTCAAGTTGGAATTTTGTTAATTCGACAGCCTTGGCGCGGAGATAGTTGTAGTCGTATAGCGATACGCATTGCCCGTGTTCCCCGCCGTGATCAAATAACAGCGGATTCGGCATCCACCCCGCCTGACGAAGCACCTCCGGTATTGCGAGTAGCTTGGTAGGTGGTTTGTTTAAACGCTCCACCTCCTTTAGCCTCTTTTCTAAACCGTCAATACGGTCTTCAAGCCAGATTATTTGTGTCTTCGACGATGCGGGTGTCATTTCTTCTCCTTGAGTTTGATGGTTAGTTCATCAATCTTTTTCTGTGCGCCCCGCAAGGCTTTGATTACATCATCCCTGTCCCAATCCATGTTTTCTTCCATAGCATCTGCAATAGTTAAAGTCCAAGGCACAAATCCGTGCAAATCAAGTTGCGCCTTCATTTCTTCGTGTGTCATGTGTTCTTCTCCTTGTTAAGCGCGGCGAGGGCCCTCCATCATTTTGATTTTCCCTTAAAAATTACAAGCATAGAGTCGTGCTTTCCTTTTTGCACTTGCCCCTTTTTACCAATCTTCGGTTTTCCATCCTTCAAGAAAGTCACTCGGCCACGAAGGAACCTAATCTCTGCGTTAGGGAGAATCAGCTTGTGAAAGTCTG